GGCAGGTATTGAAAGATCATCCAGAAGAAGGCGAGAGAGCGATGTTGATGATTGATGAGTGGTCAAAACAAGACCGCGCACCAGAAAATGCAAACGTCACGAAGAACGACTTCTTCCCGTGTGTAATTAGATCAATTAAAGAGAAAGAATTCGACCTTTTACAACCCCCAGCTGTATTAACCCAGCATGGCATGGATAAAATGCTAAGAGCTGGAGTTGGTGGAGACTATGGAGTATCGAAGGACGATTTCGAGACTTCATTCTTGCATAACGTATCAAAAGGAAAGATAACGATAGTAGAAAAGGGATCATCGTGCGTAGTGAATGGTGTATCGTTAAAGCTAACTCCAATTGAAGCGAGATCAACGGATAAGAAACCGCCTATTGATAGTGATATATCATACACTGAGTCATGGATAAATAGATGGGGTGAGGCGCGGCGTTATACCCCTTTTACGCTAAGCTCAAGTTACGCAACTTGGATTGAGCTATTCCAGCAAATGAACCTAGATTGGCCAGAGGCTAAAGCAAGAGGAGGCTTCCCACTTTTAGTTGGCTGTTTATACCTTGCATGTGAATGGGCATGTCGTAATGGCAGCGTACTAAAAAGCGGAGCGAAGTCACTGGATGGCTTCAGCTCAAATATATTGCATGCATGGATAAATGGAACCGAAGTGAAAATTCCTCAATGGATGAACAAGTGGCGTCAACCGATGTCATACGTAAGCACGACGCTAGCCGATGTAGGCTATGAACCCCTAAAGACGCGTGGATTAATGGAGTGGTCGCGAGGTGAGTTATCTCGCGAAATCGGTGGTATAGTACCATCGGAAACACGGATGCCTTTCGTGGAACGTTCAGAAGGTGGCTTTCCACTACAGGATGCAGCTCTTACAACAATGGGGCCACTTCGAATGTTTTTGTGTTTCAGCTTAGCGCTTGAGACAACAGGATCATCTCATTTAAATGATCCCGAATCGAACTTTTATGGTTTTCAAAAGTACATAGAAGGCGCCCTGCTGTATCTAGGTAAGCACCCTGGACAGGTGGGAAGGAAGATGGATAAGGTGGTCGTCCAAATGATGAGATTACTGAGTGCTGATCTTTCAATGAACGTGCCTGATAACGTTATCCCAAAGCAACAGTTTGATGACATTCCATTTGAAGCGAACGTGCAGCGCAATGTACGTCTATTTGATAATTACTCCATGGCAATACTTGCTCATAATCATGGTGTATCTGTGAACAAGCATGAGATAGCAAGATCTATATGCGCACAAATTCCAGAGATAGAGGTAGGTTTGTTTGAGATATTCACTGAATACAGTGGTGATGATGCAGCGATTCAAAAATACAATGTGTCAATGTATAATACACGTTTGCTGGACGTTATAACGCATCTCACTCACCCGGGTAATATGGAAGGATACAGCAGATCATGCCACGGGTCACTACCAGTTAAAGGTTATAAATCTAAAACACAACGTATCGTACTTGAAGGGATAAATTCAAGTGCACCGCGTCTGGTAGACAAGTACGAAGAAGAGTTATTCAGAGACATATTTGATGGTTTTATCCCACCTGACGCGAAGGGAATGTTTGAGCACATGTGGTCATTATCAAATTCACGATCAGGTGGTGCGGATAGAATTGGATTTAAATCAACGCCGCAAACCATCGTGGATACAGACATGGCCGGACAATTTGAGGAAGGATTTGTGTCGAATAGGAAAGATGTAATGCACTTTACTGCAGCATTTATAATGAACGAGCAATCCATGTTAACCCGAGCCACTCCCGAAATGCCGTTCCCACTAGGTTTACGATCTGTGGCGGCACGTGTGCTCCGTTATATTTATAACTTGCCCATAACTCAGCAAATAATAATGCGTCCGATATACAAGCATATCAAAGACCACATGCTCAACTCACCGTTAGGGTATGCAATTGAGCAGAAGATCGGAGTGGCTGTGGCTGATATGTCAAATGAAATAAATACTTCTTTGATGTTGGCTCACGACTCAGGGCTAGTATGCTTGGCACATGATGCTAGTGCGCTAGACCAGCACATCGGCTCACGGCATAGGGAAGTATGGCGAAAGGTGATGAACGAGATACTCTCAGATTTCGAGAACGAAAGCCTAACCGACATATTGAAAAGCGATGTAAAGTATAGAGAGCTAGTGGATAATGTATTATCATCTTGGGATGACGCATACTTCGAATTTGCGGTGCCACAAGCGCCATCACAATTCCTACACGTCGATACCCAGCCTTCTGGAGCCATCACGACTGGTTCAGATAACACAATCACTACTATGGCAATGTTAAATATGATTGAGGCAGAAACTGGTGACATACCAATAGCTAAACAAGTATGGGGTGATGATTGCTACTTTGCAATGCAAATGCGATCAAGTGACGATGTGATATCCAAAATAAAACAACATGAAGATTTAGCTACGGGTGCAGGACAAGTATTGGGAACTATTAAAGATTCCACGAGTGGTAGACTAGTGCATTTCTTACAAAAGTTATTCATTGGTGGGCAAGTAGTGTCTCGTCGTATGGCCTATGATCACGAGAACGCGCAAAATCACGAAAGGTTGCCAGGCATGATTGGTGAATATTTAGATAAGGCGCGTGATCTGTCAATGCGTGGTGGAAACCTGAAACTGTTGAACATGTTGCAGTTAATGACTATAATTAATGGATCTAGATCCACTGTGTATGGAAGGCAGGCGGTTACTTCTTTCGAAAGTATGGCCGCACCTGGGGGAACTACCAATAGGTTATTATTCGGATTCGGCCAACCAAACTCGAAGCTATACCTTGAGCTAAATTTCCCACGAATTTTCGGTGATACAACAGATATGACGGTTGATGCAAAAGCAGTTCTCGATACTCCGAAGGAAATTGGTAAGCGTGTAATTAATGAGCTTGCAGATAATAAATCACCAGTTAGGATGCAACTAGGGGGAATGGAGGTTAAGAGGCCAGATGGTCAAGATTACACTATGGACGAGTTACAGTTAACTGCGTCGGAAAGATTGTTAAAGCGAGAACGTCGACGAAGGATTAAGCTTAAAAGCTCCCTAGTTGATTCGTTTACGGAAGCTGACGTAATGGACCA